ATTGCAGGGGATCTTGATGCGTTAGGACGGCGTAGTGGACAACCGATCTATCAAGAACGGAAGTCTGAAACCAGTCGTGGCAGATCTTTGTCTGCCGCAAGCGACTAATTAACGCTAAAAGGAGCGAAAAATGGCAAATGCAGATGCAGCCTTTGGGTTTGTCCCAGTTCGTCACATGAGCGGTAATGCACCTCGCACTAACCAATACACCATCACAAGTGGTCTTGCAGAAAACATCTTCACAGGTGATCTCTGCGTTCTCACAGCAGATGGGGTTGTTACGCCACACACGGCCACAGAAGTTAACAACATTGGTGTTTTTGCGGGTGTGTCTTACACAGCAAGTGACGGTTCTTACGTCTATAGTGAATACTGGCCATCAGGCACAGTAGCTACTGACATCATCGCATATGTATATGATTGTCCATATACTGTGTTTAAAGTTCAGTCTGCGGGTTCCCCTGCTCAGACCAATATCGGCAACTGTGCTGATGTTGTTGCTGGCGCTGGTTCCACATTGACTGGTCAATCAGGCTTTGAATTGAATGGCACAATGGCGGCTGGCGCTGCTACTTGTAAAATTCTTTCTTTGGTGGATTCACCAGAGAACGCATTCGGAGCTAACGCTGTCATGGAAGTGCTTGTAAATGAGCATCTTCTTAAAGACAGTGCTGGTATCTAAGGAGGGTATGAACAATGGCTATGAATAGAGCAAGTTTTGCTAAAATGCTTGAGCCGGGTCTGAATACTCTTTTCGGACTCGAATATGACAGCTATCCAGCCGAATATGAGGCAGTTTTTGAATCAAACACTTCGCAAAAAGCGTTTGAAGAAGACGTACTCCTTGCAGGTTTTGGAAATGCTCCAACAAAATCAGAGGGTTCTGCGGTTTCGTATGACGCAGCCTCTCAACAGTGGACTGCGCGTTATCAGCATGAAACAGTCGCTTTGGCTTTCTCAATCACTGAAGAAGCTGAAGAAGATGGCCAGTATGGCTCGATTGCTTCTCGCTATACAAAAGCGTTGGCTCGCTCAATGGCCTCTACTAAAGAGATCAAAGCGGCTAACATTTTGAACACTGCGACAACTGTGAATGGTGGTGACGGCGCTCCTCTTTTGAGTGCAACACACCCAACACAGGCTGGCAACCAGTCTAACATTTTGGCAACACCAGCCGATTTGTCTGAAGTGTCACTTGAAGCAATCCTTATTCAGATTGCTGACATGAAAGATGATCGCGGTCTTCGCGTTGCGGCACAAGGTACGAAGTTGGTTATCCCAACTGCTTACACTTTTGTTGCAGAGCGTCTGCTGGAATCACAACTGCGTACAGCAACTGCCGACAACGACATCAACGCGATTCGTCAAGGCGGGTATCTCCCACAGGGCTACCACATCATGCGCCGTCTAACAGACAGCGATCAGTGGTTTGTCCAAACGGATATTCCTGATGGACTGAAAATGTTCCAACGCTCGCCTATGAAAAAAGGCATGGAGGGTGACTTCGAAACTGGCAACGTGCGCTACAAAGTGCGTGAGCGTTACAGCTTCGGTGCTACTGACTGGCGCGGTATCTTCGGATCACAAGGCGCAGCATAACATTTCTCCAGAGTGTTATGATTAAGGGGCGGTCTTCGGATCGCCTCTTTCTTTTTGTTTAGATGTGCTGTATGTTTTCAAAGAAGGGCATCATATTAGCTTTGTAGACAGGTTACTGCCCTCCTGACGTTGCATAGACTACAAAGCGAATCCTTATGCAAAAGGGTACTAAAATGGCTAATACCACATTCACAGGTCCAGTTACCTCTACTAACGGCTTTGTAGGTGACATCATTGTTCCAACATATACAGTTGCAAACGCTCCATCAGCTTCTGATGCAGGCGCAGGTACGCTTGTGTACGTTTCAAACGGCGCAGCAGGCGCGGCTATCTTGGCCTTCTCTAATGGCACAGACTGGAAGCGTTCTGACACAGGTGCTACAATTTCAGCAGCATAAGGAGCTAGGTTATGAGTAGGTTCAAACCAGCTTCTGAAGAAGAAATTGCACGGCGCGGCTCTGAAACTGTTAAAGTTCGCGCTCGAAACTCAGACGGTACGTTAAAAGCTGACGATCCTTCTACGCCTGATGTAAATGAGGCATGGACAGAAGCGCCAGCTAAGAAAAAACGTGTCCGTCCTGCAAAAAACAAGGACTAGCAAATGGCTGATATTTCCTCAGTAAAAACGCTAAGTGATAGCACCAGAGAAGCAGTGTTAGCATTCCAGTATCAGTACGTTGATACTGGCAATGAAAGTGCTGTCCTAAAAATTGATGTTTCCACACTAGCCCCCAACGCGAATGGAGATCCATGCATCGCAGTTCGTATTATTGAGGGCTGGTGGGTCATTAAAAGTATGACCGTTGAAGTGTTGGCAGATGCTGACACTGACATCATTATGATGCACATTGGCGAAGACGATATTGGATACCATGACTTTAGCAAATTTGGTGGTCTTCCATCGACTTTGTCATATGGAACAAACCCAACTGGTGATGTGAAGTTTACAACTACTGGCGCGGGGGCTGTGGGCGATTCTTATCAATTGGTCTTGAGGGTCATAAAAGAATACTAGGAGTTTTCGATGGCGACTTCAGGAACAGTAGCGTTTCAACCAAATGTTGAGGAAATCATAACTGAAGCGTTTGAACGCTGCGGGTTAGATCCTCAAATTCAAACGGGTGACAGGGCTGTGTCTGCACGGCGCAGCCTCAACCTACTCTTCTCTGAGTGGGCAAACAGGGGTATTAACTACTGGGCAGTAGAGCAACAGACTTTGACGCTTGTAAACGGCACAGCGTCTTACACTCTGCCCGTAGGTACTATAGATCTTATTGACGCAGTGGTTCGAGACAGCTCTCAAACTGATACATCTGATCAGATCATTAATCGTGTATCGATTGCTGATTACAATCAATTGCCAAATAAGACATCCCCCGGCAAGCCAAGCCAATATATGCTCGACAAGCAATATACACCTGTCGCATACTTTTGGCAGGTTCCTGATCGGGATACATACAGCATGGTTTACTGGGCAATCAGACAGCTTGAAGATGTCACGGCATCAAATCAAGACGCAGATATTCCATACCGCTGGAACGAATGCATCTGCGCTGGGCTGGCCAGTAAAATATCCCTGAAGTATGCAAACGAAAAGTTTCAGATATTAAACGAAATGTATGAACGTGCCTTCGCGTTTGCGGCGGCATCTGACAATGATGGTGTAAGTTTGAGGATTCAGCCAACTGCGCTGAACTTATCTTAATGGCTAAATACGCAAGCGGAAAAAAATCCCAAGCGATAAGCGACAGAAGTGGTCTAAAGGTTCCATACACTGACCTGAAGACCACTTGGGATGGCTTGCGTGTTTCACCAGAAGACTGGGAGCCAAAACAACCGCAGCTCACGCCTGCAAAGAATGTTGTCGATGCGACAGCACTTTTTAATCCGCGTCCAGATACAGACCCCGAAAATGCAGAAGTATTTATAGGGTACAATTTTGATCCTTTTATAGATCCCAGACAGCGCCCCGGCGTGGGTGTTCACGGTCAAGGTGCAATTGGATTTGTTAGTGAAGTTCACTTTGATTACATCTTCGATGTAACTGGAGTTTCTGGTTCTGGCGCTATAGGCACGGTAATTGTATCTGATAATGAAGATGTTGTGGTTTCAGGCGTAGCTGGTACAGGTGCAACAGGAACCGAAACACTTGACACTGGGGCGGAGCCAACAGGTGTAGTAGGAACTGGTGCTTTCAACGAAGAAGGTGGAATAACATTTACAGCACAAAATGGTGCGCAACTTTCCACAACACAACAAAAATTTGGAACTGCAAGCCTGTTGCTTGATGGCGTTGATGATAGTGTAGTTTCTGACCAGACATATAATTTTGGATCAAATGTATTTACTGTAGATATGTGGGTTCGTCCAACTAGCGGAACACAAGATGACATATTCTACGATAGCAGAGACTCAACATCAAATAATGCAATAGCTCTACGCCAAGCGGGTGACAATTTATTAGT